AATTGGAACAACACAAGGGAAGTCCAACTTCAAAACCTTCTCAAAAAAGAAGCATCACTGCTTGAGCAAAAGCAACAACTTGATCCTAATGATCCGTGGAACGACAGCCTAGGCAAACAGATTGATGATGATCTGGCAAAGAACAAACTTGATCAACAAGAGATTGATCGTGCCATCATTGACAATACCCCCAAAGAAGTTTGGGAAACAGAAGGGAAGTTTCGCCAAGAAAACATCCCTGAGGCTGTGGTCCATGGAAGAACGTGGGTTACGGATTCTGGTATCAAGCTTTTGAATGCTACAAATAGCTGGACCTCAATCATTGAACCAGCAGTTAAGCAACTGGATCCTGATGCCCTTAATCAGGTCTACCGTACTGCTGGTAAGGCTGCGTGGAAACAACTCCGTGGTGAACACCTGAAGGCAGTTTCTGATCAATTCCTTGAAGTAATGACCACTGCTAATTCTGCGGAAGAGGCAAAGGATCTGGCCATGGGTTACCTTCGTCAGAGTGGTAAGACCTACTCCAAACAAAGCGGAGAGATGATTGAGGATGATGCTGTTCTTGTTGTTCAATCGGCTATTCAAGGATTGTCAGAACAACTCAGCAACATCTCCAAGAATCTTCTTGATTATGATGCTGCTCATGCTACCAATGGTAACCAGATCGACCGTGTGCTTGATCGGTGGATTGGCCTGATGATGCTTCGTAAGGAAGCCTTCACCCTGGATGCTGGTCGTCGTCTGTTGCTTGCTAAGTTTCCTGGTGCTCAGAAGTTGCTGTCCAAAGCAGCAGACGATGCAACGGGACCTGGCGATACGATGACTCCTGATAGCATCATGAAGTATGCGGAGGATCTTCGCCATCGCATTCGTAGCGAAGACCCTGGGGCACTTGATGAAATCAGGACACTGGCTACGGCAATGCGTTTGGCTGGTGGTGATCCAGCTCTTACCATGTCCTATGGTCAGAACGTGATGCGAGCCTTAGGCAAGGTAAGCCTTGGATATTTCTACAACAACATTCTTTCTGCTCCAAAGACCATCATCAGGAACCTCGGTGCTGGCATCAGGGTGGTCCTTCAACCACTTCAAATTGGTCTCATCGGCACTATCAATGGTGATGATCGTCTCATCGGTGCTGCCGGTGCTGGCATAATCGGAGGCTTTGCTAGTATCCAGGATGCCTTCCATGTGGCTGCTGTGACCATGCGTAGTGGTATTCCTGCAACATGGAATGCTATGAGTGTGGCTTCAAAGGCTGAAAGTATGGCTATGATAGATGCTTTGGTGGAAACTGCTGAGACTCCTACTCAGAAAATAGCTGCTGGTGCTGTTAAGGCACTTCATGCGCTTAGCAATTGGACGGATCTTCCAAGCAGATCACTGATGGGTGGTGATGATTTCTTAAAAACCGTCTCAGTGCGTCAAAAGATCTATGAAGATGCTTATTTGGCTGCATTTAATAAGATAGAAGATGGCAGCAAACTCAGTTTCCTAGCATTGGAAAAGGCGGCCATTGATCAATATGAGAAGCACGTTGACTTCCAAACTGGTCAAATCAAGGATGAGGCACTTGAACGATTTGCCCAACAGGCAACATACCAAGAGGATCCTGGTGAGTTCATCAATCGCCTGACTGGTGCTTTGGATTCAATCCAACCCTTCCAACTTCCTGTGGGGCGGTTCCTGTTTCCGTTTGTTCACACCCCTGCTAACATTATCAAGTATCAGCTGGAGTTCACCCCACTACTTGGTAAGTTCATGGATGGGTACAAGAATGCCATTAGGAATAACGACACACTAGCCATTGCCGAATACCAAGGCAGGGAAGCAATCGGATCGTTCCTAGTGTCCTTTGGATACACTCATGCGTGGGCTGGAAAGATCACGGGCAACCAACCTATGGATAGGGACGAGCGAGAAGCATGGAGAAAGGGGGGGATTCAACCACGTTCTGTTCTTATTGGTGATTATTGGGTGTCTTACAACTGGTTTGAACCACTAAGCAACTGGATTGCAGCTGCGGCTGATCTTGGACATCTGGAACGGACTGGGGAAATCAAAGAGGTTGATAAGGTAGCAACACGTCTCGGCCTGGCCATTGGTGCTAGCTTCACTGCAAAAACCATGCTTGGTAGTCTGGATGGTTTGTCCCTAATCACCGCTCCGTATCGCACTGTTGCAGAGTTCACAAAGGCCAAAGAACGCTTTGGTGAGCCGACGGGCGCAGCAGACCGTGCAGGCTCTGCTCTGCTTGGTTCTATGAACACCGCAATTCCTCTCACTGGATTCCGTACGGCACTGTCACGGGCACAAGACGAATACTATCGTGAGTACGATAGCTGGGTTCAAAAGAAACTCTTTGACATGAATCCATTCATGAGTCGTCACAATGTGCCTTTTGAAATCAGTATCCTTACTGGTAAAGCAATCCTTAATCCTGGTGGTGGGATACGCAATGCCATGATTCCCTTTGAAATGTCTAAGGTTGAAAGTGACCCTGTTGCTAATAAACTTACTGAGTTGAAGTTGTGGCCTACTATTGACTACACAAAAACAAAAGAGGGGTTGTCACTTACGTCCAAAGATCGCAACACTTTGAAGGAACTGATGTGGAACAACGGTGCTTTGCCAGCAGAACTGAAGACGTGGATTACCAGTGCTGCGTTTAAGAAAAGTGAAACTGATTGGAAGAACCGCACTATGAGTCGTGGTGAGCAGATGGAAGAACCTATCCACATTAGGGAAACAAAAAAAATCCTTGCTGATGCTTATGGTGGTGCAACGCAGGCCCTGATTGCAGCCAAACCCGAACTACAAGCAAAGCTCCAAACCTTTGATCAACTCAGGTTTGCACAGAGTCAAGGCAACTACTCAAGTGCTAACGAGGTTCAAGCAGAAATTCAAAACACACAACGAGAAGCTTTGAAACGGCTTATTGATAGTGGGAATGAAAACCCTACTAAGTTTTAATACCCTTGCTTATTAGCTATGGCAACCACACAGAATACCTATTCGGGAAACGGCAGTAACAAGCTGTTTTCCATCACCTTCCCATACCTTGATACCGCTGACATTGATGTGTCTCTTAATGGCACACTTCAGACGGTCACAACTCAATACTTCTTTGCCAATGCTACTACCATTGAGTTTGTCACAGCCCCTACCAATGGTGCTACTGTTCTTCTGAAGCGTAGCACGGATGATGCTACCCTTCAAGCTACGTTCTTTCCTGGGTCATCCATTAAGGCATCTGACCTCAACAATGACTTTGATCAGGTTCTGTTCATTGCTCAGGAGACCACCAACGCAGCCAACACAGCAACCAGTACTGCTGCCAGTGCTACAACCACTGCTAACTCGGCCCTGAGTGCGTCTGCGGCTGCTGTCAGTACGGCCAACACAGCCAGCAGTAATGCGTCTGCTGCTGTTAGTACGGCTAACACAGCAAGCACCAACGCTAGTAATGCTGTTACGACGGCAAACACAGCCCTTAGCACAGCAAACAATGCTACGGCAACAGCCAACAGTGCCATTAATGCTGTTTCAGCAGCTTTCTTTTATGTTGTTGTTGCTGCTGTTGCTAACATTCCCACCACAAGCCTCTTTGACAACCAAGGCATCCAGGTACTGAATAGTACTGGTATTGAATCCTTCACCCCCTTGTCGGGAACGCCGGGTGGGTTTGTTGGTAACTCAGCATTATTTGTAAGGATTCGTTATTCAACTGCCACCTCCTCTTGGGTGTGGGTTGATTACAATGCCAACGATCCAGAAACCCGCTACCTAGGCAAGACGGGTGGCACGATGACGGGGGCCATTACTCTCAGTGGTGCCCCTAGCACGTCCCTTGAGGCCGCCACAAAGGGCTATGTGGATACTGGTGATGCTGCTGTCCTGGCAATAGCCAACGCAGCCCTTCCTAAGGCAGGTGGGGCCATGACAGGGGACATCACCCTGAATGCTCAGTCTGACCTACGGTTTGCTGATACTGATAGCAGCAACTGGGTAGCCTTCCAGGCACCAGCTACCATCGCAGCCAATGTTACCTGGACACTGCCTGCTACTGATGCAAGTGTGTCTGGTTATGCGTTGAAGAGTAATGGTTCTGGTCAGTTGTCTTGGGGTCTTGCGGGTGGTGCTCTTGGTACTGGTACTGATCAAATCTTCTACGAGAATGATCAAACCATCACTGGTAACTATTCCATCACAGCAGGCAAGAATGCCATGACTGCTGGTCCTGTCACTGTTAACTCTGGCATTACTGTTACGGTTCCTTCTGGTTCTTCTTGGAGCATTATCTAATCATGCCTATTACTATCAACGGTAGCGGCACAGTCACCGGCATCAGCGCCGGGGGCCTTCCTGACGCGTGTATCACGACTGATGATATTGCAGCTAATGCGGTAACAGCCGCAAAGCTTGGTGCGGATCAAGCTAGCGGCCTGGCAAAGGCTTGGGTTAATTTTAACGGCACCGGCACTGTGGCGATCCGGGCTAGTTTTAACGTGAGCAGTATTACGGATAACGGGACTGGGGATTACACGGTTAATTTCACTACTGCGTTGGCAGATGTGAATTATTCTGTTGTTGCTAACGGTTCCCCAGCTTTCGGTGTTGCAGATTTTACTTCTATTGGCTTATTTTCTACAAATGCTGCAGCAGAAGTGGCCCCTACTGTGTCTGCTGCTAGGATTGTTACTAGAGCAACTTCTGTAACTGATTTGAAATATGTTTGCGTCGCCATCTTCCGCTAACCCACAACCATGACAACCACAACCACCATGACCACCTCACGCATCATTTACCAAAACGAATCCGGCGGTGTTGCCGTGATCGTCCCAACCGGCTCCGTTGAGCTGGCGCTGAAGGATGTGCCCGAGGGCGTCCCGTATGAGATCGTTTCTGCTGCTGACATCCCCAGCGACCGCACCTTCCGCAACGCCTGGGTGATCGGTGACGGCTGCGTCGAGCATGACCTTGACCAGTGCCGCAAGATCGGCCACGACAAGCGCCGGGCCGCCCGCACCGAAGCGTTCGCCCCGTTCGACGAGATCATCGCCAAGCAGATCCCAGGTGCTGATGCGCTTGCTGCCGAAGCTGCCCGCCAAGAGATCCGCGACCGTTACGCCGAGGTCCAAGTCGCCATCGACGCCGCTGCTGACCCTGACGAAATCAAAGCTGCCCTGGAGGTGACACCATGAGCCCAGTTCGTCTTAACGGCAGTACCTCTGGGTACTCTGAGCTTTCCGCTCCTGCTGTGGCGGGGAACAACACGATCACGCTGCCAACCGGTGCAGGCTCTGCCAACCAGCTACTGAAGAACGGTGCCACCGCTGGTTCCCTTGCGTTCGGTACGGCAACAGAAGACGCCTCGGGCAACCTTGCGTTCAATTCCGGCTACGGCTCTTCCGCTGTGGCTTATGGCTGCCGCGCTTGGGTGAACTTCAATGGCACGGGTACGATAGCTATTAGGTCCAGTGGGAATGTTAGTAGCATTACGGATAATTCACAGGGGGAGTACACGGTGAATTTTACAACGGCAATGGTGGATGCGAATTATTCGTTTGCTGTTTCGGGATCAAAGTTAACCGATCACGCTATTCATGCAGGAGGAAGACTAGCTCCTACTACGTCATCGCTCCGGATTAGGTTTGTGGATCTAACTGTTTATGCTGACGTTGACTATGTCTCAGTCGCCATCTTCCGCTAACCCATCATGAGCACACTTTCCACCACCAACCTCAAGAACCCCAGCTCTGGCAGCAACAACATCGTGCTGGCGGCTGATGGCAGCACAACGATTACCACACTGACCGGCACTACAATCACCGGCACCTCAGTCCGTGGTGGCATCACCAGCGGCACAGCAGTTGCTAGCACCAGCGGCACCAGCATTGATTTTACCAGCATCCCGAGTTACGTTAAGCGGATCACGGTGATGTTTTACCGTATAAGCACCAATGGAACCAGCAGTATTCAAGTACAACTTGGTGATTCAGGTGGGGTAGAAACTACAGGGTATGAAGTGGTAAGTACATACATAAACAATAGTGCAGATAACGCCGCTTATACTTCCGGGTTTGTATTTAGACAGGTTTCCGGTGCTGCCGCAACAGGAACACAAAGCGGGCAAATTGTTTTTAATTTAATTGACGCATCTGCAAATACATGGACAGGGGACGGCGCGTTAGCGTGGACTGTGAATCCAATTATGATAAATGCCGGATCTAAAGCCCTCTCCGGCACCCTAGACCGAGTTCGCATCACCACCGTGGGCGGCACCGATACATTTGATGCGGGCACCATCAACATCCTGTACGAGGGCTAACCCATGGACCGTATCGAAGTCAACGTCATCACTGGTGAGCAAGTCACCATTCCTCTTACCGCTGAGGAGATCCTTGAGATCCAGTCGCGTCCCACCCCC